TTACTCTATGAGTAAAATTATATTAAAAAACTTAGAATTCTCTAATATGTTTAGCTATGGAGATAATAATGTTCTTGATTTAAATAAAAGTAGAATAACACAGCTTACTGCTCCAAACGGTAGTGGAAAATCTTCTATATCTACTATTATACAAGAGCTACTGTTCAATAAAAATGTAAAAGGTATTAAGAAAACAGATATTCTTAATAGATGGGGTGCTAGTAAAACTTGGGATGCAGCATTAACATTTACAGTAGGCAGCGTAGATTATAAAGTAACTATTAAACGTGTAGGCGCACAAACTAAAGTTCAACTAATACAAGACGGTATCGATATATCGGAGCATAAAGTACTTGATACTTATAAAAAAATAAGCCAGATTATTGACGCAGATTTTGAAGTATTTTCCCAGCTAACTTATCAGTCATCTACAGACTTATTAGACTTTTTAAAAGCTACTGATACTAACAGGAAAAAGTTCTTAATAAAGCTATTTAATCTAGACCAATATTTAGATATTGGAGAAAAGATTAAAGCTAACTCCTCTCAGCTAGAAAAAGACTTAAACTTTTCACAAGGCGAGCTAAAATCTATAGTAGATTTTTTAGATAATACTAGTATACCTAGTAAGACAGGGGAGATGCTAGTACCGGAGGCTGATGAGAGCGCTCTAATTAGAATTAGTGATCTTACTAGAGAGATTACTAATCTAAACGATACCTGTAAAAAAATAGATAAAAATAATATGTATATTCAAGAACGAGATACCTTGCATTTCGAGGTAGGACTTACGGAGCCAAAACCTTTTGAATTTTATGATGAGTATCAAACGCTTAAGATGGACTTAGGAATGCTCAACAAGGAAATAGTTAATTTAGAAACTGAGTTAAAAAATACTAAGATCAATGATAAGTGTAATGCTTGTGGTCAGTCTATAGATAACACGCATATGTTAAAAATTAAGGAAGACTTGCAATTAAAAATTGCTAGAAATAAAGATACTCATATAGAGGCAATGGATAAAGCAAGAGTATGGAGTAAAGAAGTAGAGTCAATTAATGCTAATAAAAAAGAGTATGTAGATAATCAATATAAAATTAACAAGTTTGAACAGCTAACGCAACTTATCGATACTGTAATGCCTACAACATTTCCTAATCTAACAGAGTTACAAGCTGAATTAAAAAGCCTACAAACTATTGCAAGTATTAATAGTAAAGATATAAATGATGCTATTGAGCACAATAAAAAGGTTAGTGCACATAACGCGAAGGTAGATGCTCTAATTGAACAAAAAAATGAATTTACAATTAGACAAGCAGGAGTTAAAGATGCTATATTGATTAAGTCAGATCAATCAATTTCTCTAAATATTCTTAAAAAAGCTTTCAGCACCTCTGGAATTGTAGCTTTTAAGCTTGAGAATTTAACTAAGGAATTAGAAGTTACTATTAATTATTACCTATCTTTACTAAGTGACGGACAGTTTCAAGTAGAATTTGCGTTAGATAAAGAAAAACTGAATATAACAGTAATCAACAATGGAATAAGTACTCCCATAGAAACAGTATCTGGTGGAGAATTTAGTAGAATCCAAACATCCGTTCTTTTAGCTATTAGAAGCTTGCTATCTAAATTAGGAGGTAGCAGTATTAATCTTCTATTTCTAGATGAGATTACAGGAGTGCTAGATGATGAAGGAAAAGAAAAACTTGTAGAAGTACTACAAAAAGAACATGATTTAAATGTTTTTTTAATATCACATGATTTTACTCATCCACTAATAGATAAGATATCTATAGTAAAAAATAACAACATTAGCAGTATACAATAAGAAAGTAGATATAGATGATAAATGTAATTAAACGTAGTGGTAGCTACGAACCACTGGATATTGAAAAACTGCATAAAGTAGTTACCTTTGCTTGTGAAGATATAGCAGGGGTAAGCGTAAGTGAAGTAGAGATAAACAGTAAGATTCAATTCTATGATAATATACAATCAAGTGATATACAAGAAACACTTATCAAAAGCGCTGCTGATCTAATATCAGAAGCTAGCCCTAATTATCAATGGGTAGCTGGTCGTTTAATTAACTATCATCTAAGAAAACAAGTGTACGGACAGTATGAGCCTTGTACTTTACTTGAGCTGGTTAATAAAAATATTAAGGCTGGTTTTTATGACTCAGGTATATTGGATAAGTATACTAATAAAGAATTTGCTAAAGCTGATAGCTATATTAAGCATTATAGAGATAATACTCTAGCTTTTGCGGGCATGGAGCAATGGCGCGGTAAGTACTTAGTTCAAAATCGTGTTACTAAACAAATATATGAAACTCCCCAAATGGCTTATATGATGATAGCCCTGACCTTATTTCAAGATTATCCAAAGGATACTAGGATGAAATGGGTAAAAGAGTACTATGATGCTATTAGTCAGTACGATATTAGTCTACCTACGCCTGTTATGGCGGGAGTACGTACTCCACAACGTCAATTTTCTAGTTGCGTACTTATAGAGTCTGATGATAGTCTAGATAGTATTAGTGCTACTACATCTGCTATAGTAAAGTATGTTAGTCAAAAAGCAGGCATAGGCGTTAATGCTGGTAAAATTAGAGCACTAGGCTCGCCTATTAGAAACGGTGATGCATACCACACAGGCGTAATTCCTTTTTATAAAATGTTTCAGGCAGCTACACGTTCTTGTTCTCAAGGTGGAGTACGAAATGGGGCAGCTACTATTTACTACCCTATCTGGCACTTAGAAGTAGAAGATCTTCTTGTACTTAAAAATAATAAAGGTACTGAAGATAATCGTGTTAGAGGTATGGACTATGGCGTACAATTTAATAAACTTATGTATGAAAGATTACTAACTGGCAGAGATATTACTTTATTTTCTCCGCATGACGTACCTGGACTGTACGACTCTTTTTTTGTAGATCAAGATCGTTTTAAAATGCTTTATGAAAGAGCAGAAGCTAATACTACAATAAGAAAGAAAACTATTAAAGCTATTGACTTGTTTACTAACTTTATGGAAGAGCGTAAAAATACAGGTAGAATATACTTAATGAATGTAGATCATGCTAATACGCATGGATCTTTTATAGAGAGTGTAGCCCCTATTAGACAATCAAACTTGTGTACAGAGATTAATCTACCTACTAAACCTCTTAAATCTTTAGATGATCCAGAAGGCGAGATTGCTTTATGTACACTTAGTGCTATAAACTGGGGTAATATAAAACTTCCTACAGACTTTGAAAAAGTTTGTACTCTAGCAGTACGAGGACTAGATGCTTTATTAAGTTATCAAAATTATCCAGTACTAGCAGCGTATAATAGCACTATGAAAAGAAGACCTTTAGGCATTGGTATTATTAACTTAGCTTACTGGTTAGCTAAAAATAATACAAATTATACTAATCCAGATCTATCTCTAATAGATGAATATGCAGAAGCATGGAGCTACTACTTAATTAAAGCAAGTGCTGATTTAGCATTAGAGCAAGGGGTAATACCTGGAGTAATGGAAACAAAGTATGGGCATGGCATTACACCGAACCAGACATACAAGAAAGATTTAGATGAACTGATTCCGCATGTTGAACGGCAAGATTGGGTAGGGTTACGAGAACAACTTAAAACTCACGGTATTCGTAACTCTACTCTTATGGCTCTTATGCCTGCAGAAACAAGCGCTCAAATTGCTAATGCAACCAATGGTATTGAGCCCCCACGTGCCTATGTATCAGTAAAACAGTCTAAAGATGGAGTACTGAAGCAAGTCATACCCGGTATTCATAAGCTTAAAGCTAAGTATGAACTTTTATGGGATCAACAGTCGCCAGAAGGGTACTTAAAAATTATGGCAGTATTGCAGAAATACATTGACCAAGGTATTAGTGTAAATACGAGCTATAATCCTCAGCACTTTCCAGACGAAAAAATACCGCTAAGCACTATGTTACAACACACATTGATGTTCTATAAGTATGGTGGAAAACAACTATATTATTTTAATACTTTCGACGGGCAGGGAGAACTTGATGTCACTAAATTAGAGGATAGTGGTCAATTAGATGATATGATAATAGAAGATGAAGCAGCTTGCGATAGCTGTGTTTTATAGAAAGTTAAATAATAATGTCAGTACTAAACACAAATAACAATGATCACACTAAAGCTAAAATGTTCCTAGACTCGGATGAAGGTATAGGTATGCAACGTTTCGATGTATTAAAGTATAAATCTTTTGATAAGCTCACAGATAAACAGCTTGGTTTCTTTTGGAGACCAGAAGAAGTAGATGTTCTAAAAGATGCTGCAGATTTTAAGAATCTTACAGATCATGAACGTCATATCTTTACTTCTAATCTAAAACGGCAAATACTACTAGACTCAGTACAAGGTAGATCACCTAACCTAGCACTATTGCCTTTGATTACTATACCAGAGCTAGAAACATGGGTTGAAACATGGGCTTTTAGTGAGACTATTCATAGTCGCAGCTATACACATATTATTCGTAATGTATATGCTAATCCTAGTAAAGTTTTTGATGAAATGATGGACATTCAAGAAATTATGGACTGTGCTACCGATATTTCTAAATACTATGATGATCTTATTGATTATACTCAATGGTATCAGTTACTAGGAGAGGGTACTCATACAGTTAATGGTAAAGAGGTAATAGTTGATCTGTACGAACTAAAGAAATTACTATACCTATGCTTAGTAAGTGTAAATATTCTTGAAGGAGTACGTTTTTATGTAAGCTTTGCTTGTAGCTGGGCATTTGCAGAACTTAAAAAGATGGAAGGTAATGCTAAAATTATTAAGTTTATTGCTCGTGATGAAAATTTACATCTTGCCTCTACTCAACAGATTTTAAAGCTGTTACCACAAGATGATCCTGATTTTATTTCTATAGCTAAGGAGTGCGAACAAGAAGTAGTTAAAATGTTTGCAGACTCTGTTGAACAGGAAAAAGAATGGGCTCGCTACCTATTTAAAGATGGATCTATGATAGGATTGAATGCCGAACTGCTAGAGGGCTATATAGAGTGGATTGCAAATAAACGTATGTTATCCATTGGTATGAAATCTATATTTTCAGTACCTAGAGCTAATCCCTTGCCCTGGACGCAAAAATGGATTAGTGGTAGTGAAGTACAAGTTGCCCCGCAAGAAACAGAAATCTCTAGTTATATAATTGGAGGCACTAAACAAGATGTCGATAAAGACAGCTTTAAAGGATTTAGCTTATGATTGATCTAAATAGATATAAAGAATTTGTAGAAGTAGTAACTAGTAACGCATCAAATGATGTTCATGAAATGTATATACATATGAGCGATATTCAAGAAGAAACAGGTGTTAATATGGCACTACTAATGACCGGCGCTATAGGTATTAGTGCAGAAGGTGGCGAGTTTATGGAAATAGTAAAGAAGTGTGTATTCCAAGGCAAACCTATGGACGAAGGCACTCAGTTTCATGCTAAACGAGAACTTGGAGATATTATGTGGTATTGGATTAATTCTTGTCGAGCACTAGGAATCGACCCTAATGAAGTCATTGCAGAAAATATAAACAAGCTAAAAAATAGGTATCCGGGCGGAGAATTTGATGCTCATTATTCGGAGAATAGAAAAGAAGGCGATTTATAGTGCAAGCAATAGTGTGGAGTAAAGACTTCTGCGGTTTTTGTACCAAAGCAAAAGAAGCGTTAAAAAAAGCTGGTGTTAATTATGAGGAGCGTGTAGTTGGAGCTGGTTGGACAAAAGAACAACTGCTGGAAGTAGTACCTAATGCACGTAGTGTTCCACAAATTTTTATAGACGGAAATTATATAGGAGGTTATAATGAACTTATGAAGTCTGGAGTACTGGACAAATCATTGTAAGAAAGGCGTTGCATGGCGCGATCAATAACCAAACTAAAAAACTACACTAGAAGTAAAAATGAAGAAAAAGGTTTTAAAAAAGTAAGAATAGATGATTTATCAACTTTTGAGCCTATAACTAAACACCAAGAAGACACTTTCACATTATATAGACAAGATAATAATTTATTATTGCACGGTATAGCTGGTACAGGTAAAACTTTTCTTAGCTTATATTTAGCTTTAGAAGAGGTATTAGATCCTAGTAGTGCTTATAAAAAAATAGCAATAGTAAGGTCAGTCGTACCTACAAGAGATATGGGCTTTTTAAAAGGCACAGAAGAAGAAAAAATATCTGCATATGAAGCTCCTTACAAGTCTATTTGTGAGGAGCTTTTCTCATTTAATGATGCCTACGAAAGTTTAAAAGCACAAGGTAGTATAGCCTTTATAAGTACGTCTTTTATTAGAGGAACCACTTTTAATGATACTATAGTAATAGTGGATGAGTGCGAAAACTTGAATTTTCATGAATTAGACAGTATAATTACTAGAATAGGTAAAGATAGTAAAATACTATTTTGTGGAGATCATACTCAGAGTGACTTTACTAAAACTTCTGACAAGAACGGTATTTTAGATTTTATGAAGATTCTAAAATCTATGAATAATTTTGCGTTTGTTGAATTTGAAATAGAAGATATTGTAAGAAGTGACCTAGTTAAAGAGTATATCATAAACAAGTATAAGTTGGGATTTAATGGCTAACGCAGGTAAAATTAAAGGCAGCGCTTATGAAGCGAAAATAGCGCTGCTTCTTTCTAAAGAATTTGGAAAAGAGTTTAGAAGAGTGCCGCTTAGTGGCGCTATAGACTATCTAAAAGGCGATGTTTGGATGCCTCATGATACAGCTTGGTTTCCTTATTGTATAGAGTGTAAACATTACAAAGAGATAGAGTGGAATAATTTATTAACTGCCAAGAGTACTAATATGTATAGTTTTTGGGAACAAACAGTTAGAGAAGCTTTAGTTATGCACAAGAAACCTCTATTAATATTTAGATGGAATAGGTCTAAAGATTTTGTAGCTTTTAATGATGATCTAATAGTAGATAGCTATATGGAAGTTAAAGCTTTTGATCATCAGTTTAAAATAACATTATTATCAGACTGGTTAAAGGCCATTAAAGAACAAACTGATCTTGCTTAATAGCTATTTGTATAGTAATATAAGTTATACAAAATAGGAATTATATAAATGACAACTAAATCTTGGGATGATCTGAGCGAGCTTACTCAAACAGAAAATAATATAACGCACAACAATCTTTTAATTATTGACGCTAATAATCTTGCTTACAGGTGGAGTAGGAGAGTTAACTACGACTCTTATGGTACTGACTTTATACGTACCATTAGGTCACTAGCAAACTCTTATGAAGCTTCTAGAACTATTGTTTGTTTTGACTTTGGTAAAAGCTACTATCGTCTAAATATGCTAGAAGAGTATAAAGGTACTCGTACAAAATCAGAAGACCCAGAAGAAATTAAACGCTATGAAGATTTTTTCGCAGTACTTAATAGCTTACCTGATGAATTAGACGATGATGTAGTTAAATTTAGAGGTGTAGAAGCTGATGATACACTAGCATGGATTACTCAAAATACATCAAAAGAGTATGAACATACTTGGATAGTATCGTCTGACCGAGATCTTATACAACTAGTAGACGATAATGTATCTATTTTTAATATGTTCGGTAGAAAAGAGGTAACGCAACAGTCTTTATTTGAGGATACAGAACTAACTCCTACACAATATATGATGTCTAGAATTATAGAAGGCGATAAAAGCGATAATATTCTAGGTATTGAAGGTATCGGTCCTAAAAGGGCTCAAGGACTGATCAAAGAATATGGAGACTTAGACACGCTACTAGAAGCATTACCTATAAAAGGTAAGTCTAAATATATCACAAATCTTAATGCGGGTAAAGAGCAACTGATTAGGAATGAAAAGTTGATTAATCTTAAAGCTTACTGTGAAACAGCTATTGCATCAGGTAAAGATGGAGAAGAAAATATTGAACGACTCCGTAGTTTGTAATATAAGCATAGAAAAAAGCTATAGAGCATTAGAACTAGAAAAGACTATGGGCATAGAGTGGGCTTTTGATGACGACAACCCTCTAGATACATTTTTCTATATAAGAGCAGCTTTATCAGAACCTTTAACAATTCCTGCAGGTAAAATATTACCTATACCTGCGGGAATATATCCACATATACATGCTCCTAAATATGAAATAGAAATAAGATCTTTTAGCACAGTTGTATATCAACAGGGCCTAGTAGTAGCAGACGGAGTAAGTTGTTTCAATTATGGCTTTAGGAATGAGATATGGGTTTTGATAGAAAATAAAAATGATCAAGCCCAGATTATACAGCCAGCTCAAAAAATAGCGCTCTTCTCCGTAATTGAACGTCCTCGAATGGTAATAAATTACGTCAATGAGATAGAAAAAATTGAATGGAAAACTCGATCACAAGGTTATATTCAAAAAATTAAAACTAAAATCGGAAAACAACTAAACCCTAATGATCCTAAAGGGCCAAGTAGGCATGTACAATTAGATAAGTATTCCGAGAGTTACTCTAGAAACACAGTAGATAATATGATAGAAAGTAATAAAGATGATAGTTAAATTATTATGCTATTCAAAAGCGACACCAGCGTTTGAGGCAGAAGGACTAGAGAATTTACAAGACCTAATTGCGTTTTGTGCAAAAGTAAGTAACCCCACAGCACAAATCAATCATGAAACAAGTGAAAGACTACTTAAATATTTAATTAAGCATCAACACTGGTCACCATTAGAAATGGTTAATGCTACCTTAGAAATTGAAACTACAAGAGATATTGCACATCAAATTGTACGTCATCGTAGTTTTGCTTTCCAAGAATTTAGCCAACGCTATGCTGATCCAGCAGAGCAAGGTGATATATTTGAATATAGTGAAGCTCGTTTACAAGACCCACAGAATAGACAAAATAGTATTTCAACTGACGACAATAATTTACAAATGTGGTGGGACGCCCAACAAAAGCATATTGCCGAAGTCGCAAAAGTAATTTACGAAAATGCTATTGCAAAAGGTATTGCTAAAGAACAAGCACGTAAGATACTGCCCGAAGGTCTTACAAAGACACGTTTATATATGCAAGGTAGTATTCGTAGTTGGGTACATTACATTGAACTGCGTGGCGCTAATGGTACACAAAAAGAACATATGGAAATTGCCCATGCTTGTGCTAAGGTAATAGCAGAGATATTTCCTTTAGCAGCATCATTAGAGAGTTAAAGTAAATAAATGATAGCTTTTCTTACGCAATACTATCAAGGCCTAGGACATAGCCAGAGAACTAAATTTATTGCCGAAGAGACAGCTAAGTACAATGATGTTATTATTATTGATCAGCTGTTTCAACCCCCGTTACAGTATGAGGTTGAGCATGTATCTTTTCTGAAGAATTATAAAGTTCCTAACGATGGTAGCATTTTTCAGTTTATTATGTCTGAGAATCTTATTAATTTTAGAATAAAAAAATTTATAGAAGTATTAGATGATAAAAAAATAACTACACTTGTTTGTGAAGGATTCCCTTTCTGTAGACACCAGTTTGCTCATGAGTATATCAGATACTTTGAAGAATGTAAGAAAAGAAATATAAAAATTATAATATCTGTACGTGATTTTCCATGGGATGAACCTCATGATAATCAGTTACAAGATTGGGTTAGTTATACGCAAAATCTTATATGTAAGTACTATGCAGAAGCAGTATTAGTTCATGGTGATGAAAATATTTTACCGCTTATAGCAGATAGACATAGACATGCTAATAGTAGGCAGATTGTAGAACATATTAAAGATAAATTATATTACACAGGATATGTATGTGATAATAAGCAGTCAGAAGAACATATAGGTAACAGCAATAAAATATTTGTAAGTACAGGACTCAATAAGCAGGAGGGTGTATTGTTATTTAAACATATAATGAAAATAGCTAAAGACTTTACTGAATATGATTTTATTATGCCAGTAGCTAATAGGTATATGAGTACTAAGAATGGTAAAAAAGATAATCTGTATTTAGTAGACTATATTCCTAATTTAAGAGAGAAGTTAAAACATTGTGCAGCGTATATAACATACGGAGGTTATAATGCTACTACTGAGATACTTAAAGGACAGATACCTTCTATAATAATACCTAGAGAAAGTGGTAGAAAGATGGAACAGTTTGTAAGAGCTTACGTTTTTGAGCCCTATAACTTCTTTAAAGTACTTAATAACTCAGAGTTTTATAAGTTGTCAGAAGTATTAACCGAGGTACTTACAAAAAAACCCAATAAGTTTAATTTTAAAATAAATGGGGCAGAGGAGTCAGCGCGTGTCATCACAAAAATTCACAATGGCTGATATAGATAAAGAAGAGACTAAGTGGAAAAATATGGTAGCGGAAAATGAGATAACGCTACTTAAGTTATATGCTAAACAAGATTTAGGTTTGGCTTATAAAAAAGCAGAAAGAAATGCTTGGATACTACGTACTTTACGTGATAAAAAACAACTATCTAAGTTAGATAAAAATCCTACAGTTATTCTTATAGGTAGTGGTATGTACCCATATTCTATGTTTGATCTACATAGAAGAAATCCAGAAATAAAACAAATTGGTATAGAAATAGATAGTAGTAGAGCAAAAATAAGTAAAAAACTTATTGAAGCTAGCCCAGCTAAAGAAGCTATAAAAATTGAATGTATGGATGCTTTAGAATATGACTACTCATATCTTACTATGGATGATTTAATCTTTGTAAGTGTTGATGTAGATCACGCTAGTATTATATCAAAAATTATTAATACTAGTGCAGCGCAGGTAATGATATGTGCGCCTTATGATAAAACTTGGCTAAAAAACTTAGTAAACTCTATTAAGTCTTTTTGATGGATTTTTTATCTTTTTAACAGGTTTTTTAACAGTTGTAGATTTAGAAGAAGCCCTTGCAGGCTTCTTCTTATTTTTAGTTGTTTTTAGCATTGAACGCTGAAAAACCTCTGAAGCAATCATTAGACTGCATTACCCGTTGGTTTAATAGTAGTTATAACTTGTGTTAGAGGATTTTTTACCTCAGTAACTACTACTGGCGCTCCATCTCTATAATACTTTTTAGTAGCGGCATCTACTTTAGGATCATAGGCTTCACGTAGACCATACCTATTGTCGCCAATATGTTTAGTTGATCCCGCTCTAAGTTCTACGCCAGAAAGTGATTTTGCCATTAGTATACTTTACCACCAAAACCGCCAGTAACAGACTCAGAAGTAACAGTAACTCTTTTTGTTGTTGCTACTCCTTTAGGACCGCCAATGCCGATTCCACCGATAGGTTGGTTGCTGATGTCCATCATTACTGGTGCTTGATTGATATAGCCTTCTACAGCTTTCATACCAACACCTGGACCAGCAGCACCCGCTGGACGAGAATCATTAGACCCTGTAAAAGAAGTACGCTCAGTACCTCCGATTGCCGTTTTGGATGCATTTTTTCCGTTTTTCACTGCTTTCATATCTTCAGCTGAACCAGTGACTTCTTTTTTAATCATAGCCATGATTTTTCTCCTTTAAATTGTTATTATGATAATAGTGCGATTATTGTTTCAGTAGAGTTACCGACATTAGCTGCACCACCGGTAGAAGCTCTTACTGTAGGTCCACCAACTATAGCTACGCCACCAGCACCATATGTGTGGTATGCATTAGCTACTGTATTTAGAGCACTAAAGTTAACTGCTACGTTAGCATTAGAATAAATAGCTCTGTCTGTTCCTGTAGCATCACAATGGTCCATCACAACCTGTTTAGTAGTAGTTGCAAAAGCAGATGTTGCGTGATGAACTACGCCTAGAGCAGTACTATTAATAGTACAACGTCTAAAGTGCAAAGGAGCAGAGGCCAAACCTAGTTTAGTTACAGCTCCTGTTACTGCAGAAGCAGTACCTGTGCCAGTAAGAGTTAAGTTTTCAAATCTAGTAACACCAGTAGAGGTGTTAGCTATAGTCATGTTACCGCTTACAACGATCTCATCACGATTACCTTGGCCTACAAAGCTGATATCGTTTAGTACAGCATCTGTAAGAGGGGTATAAGTGCCTGGACCTACTATAATAGTAGTATCGCCTGCGGCTAGAATATCACTAGGGATATCTGTTAGTTGTGCGTAGTTACTGAATCCGCCAGAACCTACGTAGTATGTATTTTTACTTGCCATGTTAATGGTCTCCTTATCTTAGGGGTATGAATTATTTAAACATATGAGGGTTGATATGTCAAAATTTTATTTATTTTTTCTTCTTATAGCCGCTAGCATATGCTGCCTTAGCTACTTCTTGAGCTTTTTTCTTAGTTTTAAAAGGGCCTTTACTGCCCCATTTATAACCTTTTTTAGTCTTACGAATTGGCAAGCTGTTGCTCCTTAACCATTCGTGCAGAAGGTGGTAGCATATCATAATCACTAGTATCTTCTATCACATTTAGAGATTCAACAGTAGTATTGTCTGCTAACTCTCTAATCTTAGCCATGTGAGTATCTTCTATATAATAGTGTTCATCAACAAGCTGCATCTGCTCTGCTATATCCATTATCATGTCGGCGTAATGTTGAGCTTTAACTACCATATCGTCATCAGCTTTGTCCATAGCTATAGCTTGTTTTTCTATTTTAAATAGCATATCTTGTAGCATAGCTGATTCAACTACTAGATGAATCATATCAGTTTTATCGTCTATATTTGTATATAGTTCTACAGCTGTGGGACACATATCAAAATGTCTAGTAGTGTACTCACCAACAGTTACCTGTTCATCATCGCTAGATACATAAGTTGCCGTCATAGCAGTATCTTCTATAATATCGTCAGTGTCTTCTTCTGTAGAAGAGTTACTATAAACTAAATAGTCTCTTGCAGAATTTACGTAAGCTGAGCATACAGCTAATTTATTAGTCCACCAAGTAGGTAGTTCTGATTCTGAGTCTTCTGGTAGAGCCTGTAAAATCTCATTAGCATCTTCCATTATTGTTTTACACATTCTTCGTGAAGAAGCAACGTCTACATGTCCATCTTTTTTCATGTATCTATCCTTTTTTATTATCAATTGGCAATAACTTTATTATACTCAAGTTTTAAAAATTAGCAATATAATAGTTTATAGGTATGCCTTAATTGCCCATTTGATTACTAGAGTCAAATATAGTTACCTCACCAGTCTTTAAATTTAACTCTGTTTTCTCTATAGAGCTTACAATCTTACCGCACTGAGACTTACAAAGTTTAAAACTGCGCTCATATCCCTGTAAAAAACTACGCAATTTATGCCAGTAGTTAGATTCTAATATAGTATCTAAAGGTATATGAAAGCCATTAAATAGTTTTTCAAATTCTGGAGGATAGTAGAATCTAGTTACACCTTGATCATAGTAGTGCCCACCTGTCCAGCAACATCTAAATACTAATCCTTCTGGAGATATATACCATTTACCCCAGTCATCCCATACACAGTGTATTTTACGCTCTGCTTCGTTATACTGTTTTGTTTTCTTACTGTGAACAAACTCACCAGTTTTTGGTGCAAAAGTATCCCTAGAAGTTTTTACAGTAGAAAAGGTAGTAAAGCCTGCTTTAATAGCTCTATCTCTAGCTTCTTCTACTTGATGTTTGTTATGTTCAAAAACTATATATTTCCAATGAACTTGAGGCCTTCCAGTAGCTATAACAGCACAAGCATTTTCAAAAACTTTAGTAAACTCAGTGTTTATACGATATTTTGAGTGAGTATCCTCTAAACCATCTAAGTCAAAGTTTATGATATCAAACTTATCTAATATATTACCTACGTCAGTCCAGTAGTCTTTATTATGAATACCGCCATTAGTGTGTATAAGTAATTTAGTACCGTGTTCTTTAACATATCTTAGTATATCTCTAAAATGTTTATTCATAATAGAATCACCAAAGTTGCCATTCAATACTAGCCACTCTAAGTTTTGAAGAAATTCTGGATAAAATAGCTTTTTAAACTCGTCTAAGGTTATGGTATGTCTTTTATCATTTAAATTTATACGTAAAGGTTTTTGCCTATGACAAGCAGGGCAAGCTGCATTACATCTAAAAGTTAGCTCTGTAGTTATTTGTCTATATTTTCTCATTAAGTTAACGAGGTAATAGTTACGGTTAAGCCTGCAGGTAGTGCAGCATCAGTAAATTGTACCGTGTTGTTAGAAAAGTTGCCTACGTAATTTATAACAGGAGCTTGATATATACCATCTACTGTTACACTTACTATATTAGCGTAGTTAGCCACATTTTTACCTATAAAGTATACATTAGAGGACGAAGTAGATACATTTGTATTAGTAAAGGGTATTAGAAGTACCGCTCCACTAGTTAAAGCAGCTACGTTATCTTGTACTAAATTAGTGTTAGCTGTAGCCTGATTCATAGAAGTTGTTAGATTACCTTGTACAGCATTAACATTAGCAGTAAGTCGCGTATAAGTTATAAAGTCATTAGCATTTGCTACGGCAGCCGCTCTAGTGTTTATAAAAGTAGTTAAATCCGTACCGCCATAAGTATAAGCAGTAGAAGTTATGGCTGCAGCTTCCACAATACCTACTTTTAAATTACTATAAGTTATAGGGTGTATACTTACATTAGTAGCAGGGTCACGAGTATCAGCAAGAGTAAATTGCCTTTCTCCCTCATCATAGTATATAGCTGCGTTACCTTGATTACCTCTATTAAATAAGAAGCCTACATCAGCTGTAGGGGTGCCGGTTACATTATTAGCTAGCATAACAATTCGGTCATTAATAATCTGGTTTATACTATTAGAAGTAATACTGTCACCATGAACTGTTAGATTGCCTTGTACTATTAAATCATCGTTAAGAGTTACTTCACCAGTAAAAGCAGTAGCACCGCTTGTGATAGCTGCTACATTATTTTGTACTACATTAACATTAGCGGTAATAATAGTATAAGTTGCTAAATCATTAGCTGCAGCTGTTAGTATAGCTGCAGCTACATTAGTTTGTACTACATTAACATTAGTTTGAAGTAAGTTGGTATTAGTAGTTACTCCAGCAATAGCAGAAATTAGATTAGCTTCTGGCGCTAGGTGACGTAATAAAACTACAGCATCACCTAAGTGCCTACTAACTATAGAAGAATTAGCCAATTTCTCTGCAGAAACGGCATTAGCGTCTAGTACTGATGATGTTACGCGTGTTAAAGCCATTCTAGCTCCTTACTTAATTTTATGTATCTTCTTCATTTTCTAAATCAGCAAAAAACTCAGCTAAAAAATCTTTTTGTTCTAAAGGCTTTTCATCTTCTTCATTATCAAAGAATTCTTTGATAAAGTCTTCTACTTGCTCGTCTACAGTAGGCGGCTTAAGTAAATCATCCCACTCGTTATCTATACAGGCTCTTACACAAGCTGCCACTAACCATTCTGCATCTTCATCAGAAATAGTATCTCTTTTGTCCAACCAAATAGTTTCTCTATGTTCATTAGTACCTCTGGCTTCATAGTATATGCCGATTATGGGACCAGCTACTAATTCCATAAACTTAGGCTCTAAGTTACTTAAAGCATCTAAATTAAATGCTCTGCTTACTAAAGGGCCTTTAGTTTCTTCTGTTATTTCTCTATATTCAAAGAATACCTTTTCTTGATACATCTCATCTATATTTACTTTATAATATTTCATATTTTTTCCCTATGTTTTTATTATATAATGTATGCCTAAAAATGGCAAAACAAGGCCATGTGTGTGGCCTGGATCATTTATCGAAGTTGCTACAGCTAGACCACCTGCATCTTTAACACCTGTACTAGCTGTACCGAAACTAAGATTTACACCAGTACTTACAGAGCCTGTAGTAATTGCTCCTCCAGAAGGTAAAGCACCAGCTTTAGCACCTCTAGCAATATTAGAACCTACACCTACCGCAGTTTTATCACTAAAGTCAGGTAGCGTAAAGGTAGTAGAACCATTACCAACACCATAAGTAGTACCGCAAATTGCAAATAAAGCAGCATAAGTAGTTCTACTAATAATAGAACCGTCAGCAAATAGCCAACCAGCAGGAGCAGAAGCACCAGGCCAAATAGTTATACTACCTGCAGGCACTAAAGGAGATACAGAAGTATTAGTACCTTGTATAGTTGCTTGAGATATAATATTAGCAGATAGAGGTGCATAATTTACCCCTGTTTGGTCCATAATATTTATACCTGAGTTAATACCTTGACCCTGTGAACCGTCAAACTTAACTAATGAGACATTAGAAGAAGTATTAGATGTCCCTAGTGCTATTGCCGTATTATTACCTACAGTAGTAGTTACTTTTAAATGAGCATTAGCTCCTGAGTTACCGTTAGTTACAAAATTTCTAAAGGTAATTCTATCACTTGTAACACCATTTATTGCTATCATAGTGTTAACTACGGATAAGGCTGGAGGTATACCTATATCAATAAAGTCGGACATATTACTATTATTAGCAATATTTAAGTACAATCTAGAATTACTTGCTAGAGAAGGAGTAGCAGATACTGTCGCTACAAGCTCACCTATTTCGTAGGTAGCCGCATTAGCAGTAAGAGCGGTTATACCATTTTCTACTCTATTACCCAAACCTATGCGAGTAAAATTACCACCTACAGGGGCTGATTTAACATTAGTAGAGTCGGCAATATATAAAGCTTTGTTAGTATCGTTTCTATACAGCATACCATCTTGTACACCTATGTTAGCACCGCTTGCACTTAAATTAACTGCTATAGGAGCAGACGAAGATTTAAAGTTAGTTAGTATAGAACGTAAAGAGTTATTAATTTGCCCTCTTGCGCTGTTAAGAGCTGTACCCGCTGTAGGTTCAATATATGTATTTGAGTCTGTTAAAGCCATATGTTTATACTCCTACTATGGTTATCATAACGTTAGCACTACTATTAGCAGCGTATTCTCCAGAACCTTGAGAATTAAGTAATTTAAAAGATACAGAATTAGTATTAGCTGCTGTAGTTATTACTAATGGCGGATTCTGTTCTGAATTTACTGAATCTAGGACGGCGTATGATATTACAGGTCTTGTGGTAAACGCCGAATCTGCATAGCTAAGCACTCGCGGTGATTGGCTATAAAGTACAGTATCAGTGAATACAGTCTGTTCTTTATCTATAGTATATCTAAACTTATCAATTGTAAAGTCAAATTCATCAGGCTTTGTATTGTTTACATCAAATTTAATTTGGAAGTACCTAAAAGCTTTAGTACCTGTCTCATAAGGTATAAAACCATCATTAGTAGAAGATGCATCAAATTTACTTATATCAACATTACCATTAGCATAGAATAAGTCAGTAGAAGATGAAGTTCTTACAAATGTTTGTGTAGATATAGCGCCTAAATCACCTGCATAAGTTAACTGAGCAGTATCAGAATATTGTATAAAGTTTACTAAACTGTATGTAGCACTGCCTGTAACTACATTAGCAAAAGCATTAGATCCTGTAGAATTACCGTTAGCATAGTAGGTCTCTCCTAAAGCTATGGCATTAGCATTTATTAACCCTGCTATTAGTGAATAGCTATTAGCATTAGCGGTATCCCCAACATATTGACCCTTATTCCATATTCCCCAAACATTTCCTGCTGCTCCACCCGTCATCCATGTTTTATTAGGTGAGTCATATCTACCATTTACTACAGCTGAATTGGCAAATCCTAAAATATGACCTATACCTCCAAAGTCTACATCTACTAAGGTACTTGTTACAGTAGAAGCTTCAGATACACTTTCTAAGTATACTTCATGCTGGTCATTATAAGTACTTTGTATTTCTTGTGTAGCTTCAATGTCAATCTGTATAGAACCAATAACTTGAGAACCAAAATCTCTAATCTGAGTTACATATTCTGCACTTTCAGTAGCAAGTAAGTCACTTAAACTACCCGTAGCACTAAAACCCGTAGAACTTCCATTAGCATTATCTACAGCAGAAGTATAAGCATATGCTATACCTCCTGTATTTGAGTTAGCAAATGAGGGAAAATTATACTCTGCAGCGTTATTATTCGGTATAGAGGCAAATTGCGTACTAGGAGAATCCTCGCTATATGCAGCAACAGTAGAAGATCTTTGAGGTTTTGTAGTAGTTAAAGTTATCCCAGTAACTTCTTCACTAAAGTTACCGCTAGTATCTCTAGTTCTTGCTAAGTAAGTATATGTTCCAAAAGTATCAATAGGTATAGATTTTCTCACAGAGCCTGCAGAAACTATAACAAAGGGATCAGAACCAATATAATTTTCAGTAGTATAAGCAACACTACCTGGGGCTCTTCTAAATACAACTTCTTTTAAGTCAATATCTGCTAGTTCGCCATTCACTCTGGCGTACTGCCAGAATAAAGTAAGCTGTTCACCTTGTTGCCCTGCGGTAAAAGAAGATATAGGCTGTGGTTTGGCAGTTTTACCTATAACAGTCTTACTTATATAAGCTGTAGAACCACGTATACTCTTGTTTAAAGGCGTTATTCTAAAATTAATTGCATTTGTGCCTGATACTTGACCTCTGTTTACATTATTAACTGTAAATCTTATTTTACCGTCAGCATCAACTCCTGTAGCAGGTACTTTAACGGTATTATAAGAAGTTAAGTCTGTGCCACCATCATCATCTCCTACAGCAAATACACTATCTAATTTATACGATATCTCATAGTCAGTAACATCTTGATTTGTTATATGAGTAAACTGCACAGTGCTTCTTACAGCAACACCTCCTGTTTGTTCTCTATATAAAGATTCTAGCACTTCTAGGTTAGTAACTCTTTGAATTGGTATATAAGATACTGCAATACTTTTTGTTACAGTAGGACTAGTTCTACCCATAATACTTTTATTTCTAGCTCTAATAGTAGTTATACCTAAATCAAGATCTTTTATAGTTAAATCACTAGTCATCATTAGTCTATCGAAGTCTTCACCTATATTAACAGTATATACCCTATTATTAGCTAAGTTAAACTGTCCTGAATAGACACTAGTATCATAGTCAAAAGTAAAAGAATTACTTGTTACATTATTTATTGTACCAATAGGATTAGGAGATACGTTAACAAAACTAGCACCACTTAGATTAGATTTAGGAGTACTAGCTAAACTTATTCTGTATACACTATTAGCAGTCATAGCTACATTATAGTCACTACTAGCAGGATCATAGGTAGTACTACTTACAGTAAAAACATTACCGGCATAAGCTTGTATGGTATCTTGTACTTCTAAGGTAGGGGTAGTATAATGGTCAACTTCTATATGATAAGAGACATCTCCAACTGCAACAGGATATGCTATGTTTGCTTTAATGTTAAGATCCCTATTAACATTAATAGAGTACTGCCCACTATTTTTCTCAATACCGTCAATAGTTAATCTTACAAGAGTGCTAGCTATAGGTTTTACATCGATATTTATAAAGTTAGTAGATTGTGCAGTGTTTAGCTCTCCATCTTGAGTATATATATACTCAGTACCTTGTACAAAAAAGCTATTATTATTGTAGTATCTTGAATCTAACAGTTGGTTTATTTCAATATAAAAAGGGGCAGCAGGTAATACTTGATCTAAATTTACCCCGTTTGTAAGAGTATTTTCTAGTTTAAGTATATTTGACGAAGAAGTAAATCCAGTAATTTGTCTTGCTATTTCTGTAATCTTAGAGTTATGACCAACAAAATCTAACAAAGCTCCAGTATTAGCCTTTTCTATAACAGGTATAGTAACATAATCTGAGCCTTTTAAGTCTCCAAATACCCCTCCATCATTTACGTCTAAAATATGTTTATTAAAATTACGGTCAAAACAGTTTTGTAGGCCGTTTACCTGCATCTGTATATTACCAGTTAGAGTACCCCCTGCGGTATCTACTATGCTATAAGAATTACACAGTAATCGTACTGTACCTATAGGAGTCGTAAACCCGTTTTTACCCGCTAGAGTAGCAGGAGCAGTATCGTTAGATACACCTGCAGTAGAAAATACATTAAAAGTAAGCGGAGAAGAGTTATTAATAACTTCTACAGTTAACACTTCATCGGGTTTAGAAAGTTCATAAATAGTAGCAAAAGTTTGACCAAAACCAAATTTATCAGCTGATTCTTCTATTACCCCGTCAACTGCTATACTGCCGTCAATTCTTCTTCTAGGTACGGCTTTAAAATTAATTACTGGAACAGGAGGAACACTTAAGGGGCTGTCTATATCGGTATAAGCAGTAGGTTCATAGTTTATAAATGTATCTGAATCTACATATATATTAGATATATATTCTACTGCAGATATAGTAAACTCTTCTTGCTCAGGCTCTCTACCTATATCTGTTATCTTAAATAACTTACCTGATTTATTAGTGTAGTAATTACTAGTATCTTCAAATTCTCCTAAACTCCATAAATCACCTTTCTTAGGTGCTACGTTAGCTAGTAATCCTGCACCAGAAAGACTAGTTAGATTCTTAGTTATAGGGTTGAATCTTGCAACTACAGATACATTAGCAGTATCACTACCTGTACTTACGTTACCAGTACTAAACAATTCATAGTTAGTGTTGCTTACTATAAATAAATCCATCTGGTCACTATCAGATCTTATAACTCTTAAAGCTATAGGATATGTATTGCTAGTAAAAATATTATTAGTTAGGCCGGGAACTGTAAAGTGCTCTAAAGTAACGTTAGTATCTGTACCTACTGATACAGCACTATTAGCTATAACTTTTCCACCGTAACCATAAGCTATACCAGTACCTTGACTAGCAATAGCTATTACATCGCCTGGACTTAGATAAAGTGCTTCTGTACCAGTAGTAAAGGTAGTAGTTCTTCTCATATACTTACTTGCAGCTATTTGGTACTGAGCAGCACGCATAGCTTGGCTTCTTCTGGTAACACCTAGTAATTCTAAGCTAGCTATGTTTTCTATTTCTGCTGCATCAGTGCCATCATTAGCATCAGCACTATCTATACGCACTACTTCTCTTCTAAAGTGATTACTTGGTTCTATATAACTTACGTCTACGCCTGTTAGTACATCGCTTTCTTTAGTTCCAGCTATTTGAAAAGTACCTTCTTTAATATTAGCTTCATTAAATAACATAACAGGAAACTCATCAGGCATATCTACAGCTAAACTAAGCTTACCACCAGCATATATAACAGCCGCACGTATAGAAGCAGCTAAAGAATTTAATAAATCTATAGTTTGTCCTTGTGCAGAGATAGTTAAGTCAGTTACAAACCTTCTCTCAGATAATACAACACCTTTACCAAGACCTACTTGATTTTCTCGTATAGTGATAAACTCTCCTCTAGGCTTATGCCTAAAAGATCCATCAGCCATACCCGTTACTCCTATAAAGTTGCCACTACTACTATCACAAGCGTCTGCATACTGTGCTACCTGATAAAATCTGTACTTATCAATGTTTTCTTCTGCTATACCTAACCCATAGGTTTTATTAGTAAGTATATCATAAAGAATCCAAGCAGGGTTTTGAGTCCAAGAGTATACAAAAGTACCATCCCAGCCTCCTACATATATCTGAGGATTAGCTTGTGTAAGTACTGTACCCGTACCTGATTTTTGTAACCTATAACCGGTGTTAGTCAAAGTGCTACTAGGTATTTCTACCTCTCTCCAGTCTACTTCCCCATTTTCTAGAATAGGTTGATTATAATTACTAGGTACTTTGACTAACAATCCTTTTACTAAAGAAGTAAAGGTAGGAACTCCTCCCGTATGTTCATTTTCTGCTTTTAGTGCATAACCAATTACTGCAGTACGGGGATACGCTTGTTTTGAATTCTCAATTTCATTCCAACCAGTTAACGCAACTACTTCAGCAATCTTAGAGCTGTCAGAGTCATTAGAGGTTTTACGTACAGTAAACCTATAACCATCTAATGACTTGTATTGTTCTGGTATTTCTACTTTTACATTAAAGTTAAATGGAGTAGTAGTTTTGCCATTAATAG